TATGCCATCCTAACATAGATCAAAAATCATGATTTTAAAAGTACCAAGACTAGAAATAAATATTACTCTGCTAATAGGTACTTCTGCTAATTATTCAAAGTGTGAGTTTTCGGCCACGCAGTGTTTTAATTATATTTAAAAAATAAATACTCCACATAACAATAATAATGATTGGAGATTAAGTACTATGGCAAAAAGCAAATTAACAATATCGTACTCAGAACTTTCACGCCGATATGGTTTTGATGTTTCTGTTATATCACGTGATTGGGTAGCCAAGGGTTTAGATTGTACTAAATCAGAAAATGAAATCTATCAATGGATTCGTACTAACATACTCGAACCACTACGCAATACTGACGTTAAAGAACAGATTGAACAAAAACGGCTTGAGAAGCTCACAGCAGAATCGGCATTAACATTAATAGAATTAGCAGAAAGAGAAGAAACAGTTATTAGTACTCAATACCTAGAAACAGTCATTACAGCATACCTTCACCAAATTAAAACATCAATGCGTTCTATTCCAAATAAAATATATCTTGAGTTATTTGCAATGACTGATGCAAAAGATGTACGCGATAGACTGAAAGATGAAATAGATAAAACACTATATGAGTTGGGTCAAATGGAATTTGAACAACTACCAGAAGATACGGAAATCTTAGATGAAAACGAACAAACAGAAACTATCGATACTTTTATCGAAAGTACAGAAGACGATACAACCTCCGAAGATTCAGAAGATCAGTGATTATGTACAGAATGTAATGGTACTTCAAGATGGACCGAGTGCAGGATTACCGTTTATTCCATTCGAATTTCAAAAAGAACCAATGGATATCGCACAGGAAAGAAGTACTAGGAAAATAGTAATACAAGCTTGTTCACAACTTCTGAAAACTCAGGTTATGACTGCTATAGCAATTAATACTATGGCAAACGATCCTAAGAATTTCGCTTTTGCAAGTTCTTCAGCAGATGATATTAAAAAGTTTAAAACTGCAAAGTTTGAATCTGTAGTGGATGCAAGTTCACAATTAAAGCTATTAGTAACCGATAAGTCAGATAAAAATGCTACCAACTCAGCAAAACAAACAGAACTGAAAAACGGTACTAATATATTCTGGCTCAACCTCAATACACCAAACAATCTACGAGGTTTAACATTAGCTACAATTCTATGTGATGAAATCTCAGGCGTTGAAATTGGAGCACAAGGCAATCCAATAAAATTAGCAGAAGCACGTACAAGTACTTTCGGTGACGACGCCTTAGTAGTATTGGCAAGTACTCCATTGTTCAAGAATGATTTGATCAATAGTGAATTCAATCTCTCAGATAAACGCTATTGGTTCGTTACTCACAAATGCGGTTATGAATATAAATTTGAATGGGAGCAGGTTAAGTTTCAATTTAAACAACTTGAAAATGGACGTGCTATCCCCGATTCGAGTACTGCAAAGTTAATGTGTCCACACTGCAATGAACATATTGATGAACATACACGTCACCAGATGGTTAACGCTGGTCGCTGGATTGCTACTAATACAAGTGGTGAAAAGGGGGTGCTAGGTTATCAGATTAGCCGCATGTACTCACCGCTTAACACTATTGAAGAAATGGTAAGTAAGTACGCCGATGCTTTGTACTCGTTTAACCTACAGACATTTTTTAATAATGAACTTGGTGAAGTTTTTGAAGACGAATACCAGAAAGAAGTGGATGTGATAGCACTTGAGAATATGCGGGATGACACATTCAACGTTCACAACATACCAGAAGATATACTTGGAATTTGTATCGCAGCAGATCAACAGTTAGACCGCCTAGAAGCTACCGTAATTGGTTTTAGTGAAAAGGATGTTTGGGTACTGGGTCATGAATTCTTTTACTCGCACGATTGTACCAAGATTGAAGCCCCTGCATGGAATGAACTAGATAAGTACTGCAGACAGTCTTTTAAAACGCCATCAAACCGCATGATACCTACACTGGCAGTGTTTGTTGATAGTAGTAATGGTAATGCGACCGAAACAGTAAAACGCTTTACAGGCCGTTGGGCGAAGTACCATCCAATCAAAGGTGCCAGTAGTACTACATCCCCGCTGTTTAAGAAGTCCACAGAAGCAGGTTATAAACTTCAAATTCTAAATGTTCATGAAATGAAACTAACCATCAGGCAATTACTAAACCATATGCTTAGTGATGAACCTGAATTAGCACCTACTCGTTTACATTTCAGTAGTTCATTACCACATGATTACTTTGAGCAGCTAACAGCCGAAGAACTAAAACCGCGTGGTGGTAAGTTGCAATGGAGACTAAAGCAGGGGCAGAAACGAAATGAAGCCTTGGACTGTTTAGTATATGCACTTATAGCCCGTGAGTATGCCGTAAGTAAATTAGGTACTGCTCAACCATATAAGAAATTGCGTATGCATAAGGCAGAAACACGCGAGGAAGTACAACTACCTTTAATAAATAAAGAAGAAACTAAACAATTACCAGTACAAGAACCTAAAAGGAAATCTTCAGCAATCCGACAACCAAGGAAGGGAAATAACTGGTTCGGTAAATAAGGAAAATTAAATGGCAAATATATTACCAGAAAAGATCTATATGCTAACAATACCATATGATCAAAAGGTAACACTACCCGCCAATACTACATTAGTTGTCAATTATCTTAGTGGTAGTAACACAAGTATTACCCTCACTAATTCAGATTCAGTACCAAAGGATTTCACCTTAACACTCGATATCAATGATAGTAACGACAAACTATTTTGTGTGCAGATTAGTGGTACTAAATCTATTAACTTTGTTTCAGAATTAATTAATCCAGCCAAATACACTACAGAGTATGCACAGCTAATTTATCTCATCAAAGAAATTGATGCAGTAATTGAAGCACGTGTGATGGGGGGTGCTGTATATAGTACGCAAATTAATAATAAAACGTTGATTAGCGAAACACTAACTAATCTTGAAAATATGCGTATCAGATACATAAAGCGTGCAAATGCACTTTGGGGAAGTATGAACGATCAGCCAGTAAATGGTAATGGTCGCCCGTTCAAATCAGTAACGGTTTTTCGTGATCCTAATTATCCAAATAGATGGGGTACACGATAATGTTTTGGAGAAATAAAGAAGAAGTAAAACCACAAGTAAAACCAAAGAAAATTAAAGAAAAGTACTCTGATAAACCACAACAAACACTCAAGCGAGACTTGCAAAATGTTCGTGGCATGAATACCCCAATAGTTAATTTTGGTTTTACATCGGGTACAGGCTCACAGAATCTTAACAATTTGATTCGCTGGTTCCTTAGTGATTGGCGTAATGCATCACGTGAAGCAGTTCTAAAAAATCCATTAGGCCGTAAGTATATGAACCTCTCAGTTGATGGGGTTATTGGGGCAGAAGGTGTGTATGTCAAACCAACACCATCATTGGATTATATGAATCAGGATGAATTACATGAACTGAGTCAGAAACTTGAAAAGCGTTTCGATCGTTGGGCATATGATGCAGACCGTTTTAGTCTTGATGGCTCAATGACATTTGATATCTTTCAACAAACTATTGAGAAGATTCGTGTACAGGATGGTGAATGTTTCATTCGTATACACAAAATTAACGGGACATTGAAACTTGAAATCGTTGATGCTGCACGTTTAACACAGAACAATAATCAGTTTCTAGATAATGGTAATTATATTTCCAATGGTATTGAGTTTGATAAAAAACATAGAGCAATAAATTATTATTTTTGCACCTACAATCCTATTACATACACATATGACCAAACATCATATGAAATAGTATCTGCAAATGAAATATATCATTACTTTATTGCTGATCAAATGGGCCAGGAGCGTGGTATTCCAGACATGATCAGTACTTCGAAAACAATGGAAGATCTTAAGAATTTTACAGAGGCTGCATTAGTAGCTAAACGTATTTCTGCAAGTACTACCGCTTATATAACTAACAATAATAATGATACTGACCAAGTAGATTTAATTGCTGGCGAAGATAATAGTACAGCTACCTATACTGAGTACCTCGAAGCAGGAGCCGTTTTTGAGCTTGGTAAAAATCAAGACATCAAAACTGTAAATCCACAGGCTGGTGTAGATCGTATCGGTGAATTCACTAGTGAATTGATGGATCAAATTGCTATGGGTTTGAATGTTACAAAACAATCCCTAATGGGCAGTACCTCCGATGCATCTTTCAGTGCAGCTAAGTTAGCAGAACGTTTACAGGCTACTACTTTCCGTACCCGTACTAATGTACTTATCAGTAAAGTACTTAAACCCATTTACATTGAATTCATAAAAAACGAATTACTAAATAATAATAGTCTTAATCTTTCTTTTTCAGATTTTGATGAAATAAGTTGTGCTCGCTTTATTCCAGTTAAACCAATTAGCTTAGACCCTACTAAAGATATTCAGGCCGAGATAATGTTATTGGATGCCGGACTAAAGTCTAAAACTCAAATCATTAGTGAAATGGGCGGTGATCCACAAATAACTTTAGAAGAAATAGAAAAAGAACAAAATAAGGAAATAGAATCAAATGGATTTGAATCTCAAGAACAAGAACCAAATGCGGGAGATGACTCTACCAGTTCGGGCAATTGATATTGATAAACGTGAAATCGAAGTAGCATTTGCAACAGAAACCCCAGTCGGTCGTGATATTGATGGACAGTTATACTACGAGATTCTTCAATGCGATGAGAATAGCGTTGATCTATCCCGTATTAATAATAAAGGTGCAGTCCTTTTTAACCACGATAGAGATAAATTACTTGGCGTAGTTGTTAGTACTAATATCGGAGCTGATCATGTTTGCAGAGCTACTTTACGAATAAGTGAAGTTGGGCTTGGTACTACTATGTGGGAAATGATTCAGGAAGGAATTCTAAATCACATCTCTGTGGGGTATAGCATTTATGACTATCGTATGGATGGTAGCAATATTATTGTTACATCTTGGGAACCAAGTGAGATTTCATTAGTAACAGTACCTGCCGATGTGAATTGTTCAATTGGTCGTAGTTTAGGCCGTGATGATACTTTTGTAGAAGTCCTTGAGGATGAATCAATAAATAGTACAGAGAATACTATTGAAGAGGAAACACTCATGGAAGAACAAGAAGGCATGGAAGACACTCGCCTTGAAAATGATATTTCGGATGAAGAATTAGAAGCATTAATTTCTCAACGTCCAGAGCTATTACAGAAACTACAACAAAGCGTAGAGCCTGAAGAATCAAGTAATGATGAAGATAATGAACAGCGTGATTTAGAAGAATCTGATCCAGAAATTGAAGAACTAGATGAAGAAGAACGTAAACGTGAATTATCAGCAATCGGTAAAGTACTAAATGTGGACGTATCAGAAGCAATTGAAAAAGGAATTTCAATTTCTGATTTCAAACGTTCACTAAATACAAATAACAAAACCCATATCGTTAAGGATAACAAAATGGAAAAATCCGTAATTAATGGTTTAATTCGTCAAGCTGCCGAAGGTAAACCATTTGAGGGTACTCGCCTTGAAGTACCAGTAAACCAACTACGTGCAACATCTACCGCTCCTGCTACTGGTGGTGCATTGGTTAAAGAAGTATATGTTGACTCATATATTGATGTTTTACGTGCTAATAGTATTTTTGCACAGTTACCAATTCAAACTTATTCAGGTTTGGAAGGTGAAGGTAATCTAGTACTGCCAAAACTATCTTCTGATTTCACTGCAATGTTTGATTTCATTGAAGAAGGTGCTGATAGTCCATTAGTTGATGCTAATTTTGAAAAGTTAGTACTAAAGCCTAAAACCTTCTCAGGTTCAGTACCAATTACTCGTACACTAATTAAAAGTGCTGATACCGCAGAACGTTATGTTCAGGATGCTATGGTGCGTGGTGCTGGCTTGAAGTTAGAGAAAGAAATTCTAACTAGTATTGTTACAACCGCTACCAAAGAAACATTAACAGGTTCTATCACACAGGAAGATGTTCAAGGTGCACTTGCTAAATTAGCAACTGCCAATATAACTATTGATTCAGTAGTAGCAGTAGTCCATCCGGCTACCGCCGCAGTACTACGCTCGACATTAGTTGGTACCAATACCGCTGCAAAATATATGATTGAAGGTTATCGTTTTGACGCTTATCTCTGCGACTCAGTGCGTATTATCGAAAGTACTCAAGTAGCAGCAGGTCAAATCATTTTTGGGGACTTTTCAACGGTGGTAATCGCTGGCTGGGGTAGTGGTCTAACTGTAGACCGTGATGATACTACACTACGTGCAAGCCAAGGTATTGTATTACGTACTTTTGCTTTTATTGATCACGCAGTAGCACACGATGAAGCATTCTATGTAGTTAAATTAGCCGCATAAGGATATAGATATGAGAGCATTTTCAAATGCACAATGTGATGCATTTTTAAGTGCTTTCGGTCAAAAAATTCAAACTTCTACGGGAAGTACTTTTATAGGAATTGTAGAAGTACTTCCCGTTTCTATTGAAGCAGCGAATGGATTTATCGAAAGCACAGAAACTTATGTCAGCATGAAAAAGAGTGATTTATTAATTTCTACAATTTCTGTTAACACAATTTTAAATATCGAATCAGTACAATACACTGTATATAACATTATTGATGACCTTTCAGGAATAGTGGAAGTGTATTATCGCACTATTGAGAGTTCTTCTTTTGCGGAGGACTATTAATGAAATTAGTACAACAAGTACGCCAAACAATGAAACAACTCATTAATGGTACTAAGAATATGAAAGTATCGCGTGACGTTGATGTTTTTACACAGATAGCATTTGATTATTCTCTTAGCAGTATTACTTTTGGCAAACAGAGACAAACTGGCCATTTTACAATTCAGTACTTAGTAAGTCCTAAACCCGAATTAGGGAATGCTGCACCATCCGTTACATATGATCAAATAATAAGTGCCTTTGATAATCAGAAAGCTCAAGCTTTCAAGGATGCAGGTTTAATAATTCTAGGTTACTCATATGAACAGAGTGATATCGTCACTGATCCTACTACCGGTTCAGTAAGTTTATCTTTCACAATAAATATTCAAGTAGCGGAGAAGACAAGATAAGGAAATCTTAAAGAATGTCAGATATTATTTTAGGTACAAATTTCAAATTGTACTTTAACACGGATTTAGGGAATAGTAGCCCACAGGGAGTAGGTAATGTACTAATTAATGAATTATCTGAGTTTCCTGAATTAAGTATAAGCAGCGAAGCTAATAATTTTGAAACATATGATAGTGACTATGTATCTAAACTATTATCAGATATGACAGTTGGTGAAATGAATTTTACTGTAAATTATATTCCAACAGACCCAACTCATCAATTTCTGGATAATGCAGCATTTAATCAAACAGAGTTTCAATTAGTACTTGAGTATTCATTCAATTTAGATACCAAAACAGTTTCATATGCCATTGTGAACGGTAACATCGTTAGTACTCAACTCTCAGGTGATAAAGATCAGGCAGTACAGAAAGAGTACACATTTGTGAACCAGCAAGTCATGGCCCGTTCAATGGTCGCAACAATTGTTAATCAACTTGATCAAGGTGATTTTGGTGTTGGTTCGAACGGTATTACTGTTGCACAGTACTCACCAGATAAACCAACAGGGAATAGTTTTATTAAAATTCCTGCATCACAAGCTGGTAATCCTGCATCGGCGGATATGATGGGGATCGGTTGGACTGATAATAATCAAGTATGTGAGTTAGCAGTAACAAAGTCTGGGGCATTGGGTATCTATGCTAAGAACGCGAATACGGCATGGACACGCATCTATACCGTCACACAAAGTGATGCAGCATATGTCCCCCTAACACGAACAGTTAACGGCAAACCATTATCCGCGAATGTAACCTTAAATAAGTCTGATATTGGCTTAAGTACTGTTACTGATGACGCACAGTTAAAAATTGCAAGTAATCTTGCTGATGTTGCAAGTGTACCTACTGCACGTACAAACCTTGGTCTTGGTACCGCCTCAGTACAGAACATTGGTACCAGTGGGGCAAACGTACCCTTGATGAGTACTAACAACACTTGGTCTGGTGTTCAAACATTTGTAGGGCGTACTTTCATTACTAACCTTGCCAGTACTACAGCAGGTACATATAACGGTACCGCTAACGTTACACAGGGCGTTACGGGTACTTTATCAGTAGCAAACGGCGGTACAGGTGCGAGTACTCCAGAAGCTGCACGTGCATCTCTAGGCGTAACCTATGGGAGTGCTTCTGGAACGGTCACACAAGGTAATGATCCACGGTTGAGTACTGTAGACGGTAATACAGGCGGTACTATTACTGGGAACGTATCTATATCTGGTACTTTGGCTAGCCGAGAGAACAACATCTCATACAGACAGCTATTGAGCCGTACCGATGCTTTTAGTCCTTATACGGTCTATAACAGGGCTGATCAGGTCGATGGTGTCTTACCTACGGCAGTTACGAGCATTGGTGATATTACAGGCCGTCTTAGTACTACAAGTGGTGATCCATATGGTCGTCTGCTTGGTGGTATTACATTCCAGTACAACACTACAGGTGGTGGTAGAACAGTAATTGCAGCTCGTAACCCAGCTCAGAGTATTACCAGCTCGATTATTCTTGATGGTGACGCTGCACAAGCAACTGTAGCAGGTGCACTACAGGTGAACGGCAATCTTTCAGCTACTAGTCTAGCGTTGAGTACTGCTTTACCCGTTGCTTCAGGCGGTACAGGTAACAAAAACGGTACCGTCGGGCAATTAACTACACCACGTTCATTTATTACTAACCTTGGAAGTACGGGGGCCGTTAACTTTGATGGTACCGCTAACGTTACACAGGGCGTTACGGGTACTTTACCAGTAGCTAACGGCGGCACCGGAAATACAACAGGCATTGCGAATAATGTATCTGGAGTTGTGGCAATTGCTAATGGTGGTACAGGAGCAAATTCTGTAGATGGTGCTCGAAACAATTTCGGTTTAGGTAAAGGCCAAGATGTCCAATTTTCATCATTGAATTTAAACACAACGGGTTTACAGAATAGCGGTATTGTATATCTCAATATAACCAATTCCAGTAATGCTATTACAAGTCAAGCACGTATGTATCATGAAATGCAGAGCGGATTAGGGAAGTTAACATTGCACGTTAACGCTAATAATAAAAATAGATATTACCAATTTGATGAAAATGGATTATTTTCTGGTGTTAATAATATTAATGCAAGCGGTACAATCTCTGCGGGGGCTGTATCATCTACTGGGAATATATTAGCTAATCAGGGGAATTCTGTTGGTGTACTCACTCAGAGCGGTGGAAACAAAAATATATACATACAAAACGCTAATGGTGATGCAGATATCGGCAGTTGGGTAAATTTAATTCAAGGGAATTGGTATCAAGGTTACTGGCAGTTAGGTGCAATACGTGGTGGCGGCCCTGATATTCAGTCAGTACGTTTGGGGATTAATAATCAAGGTACTAATTGGAAAACATTTGATTTTTACGATTCCTATGGTGGCTATATGGTCGCAGGGAGAGGGTACAAAGGGACAGGTTCGGGGCAGGGATGGGGCGGCGAAAGTTCATATATGACAACACCATTCTACACGGATACTGTACTGGGCAATCAGGGCGGCTGGGTACCTCTGCTTTCAGGCGGTTCGGCTAACACTGGGGGATATCGCACCCGTGCCGCCTTCGGCGTTATTGGTGACTCGAATAATTGGAGTTCAGCAGCGATTAAGCTACACGGCGATGATAAGTACCACAGAGCGTTCATGTTTTCTCAAGCGGGAGAAATTACGACGTGGGGACAAGATGGAGGCTGGGACGGTTCATATACATTCCAAAAAGCAGCAACGTCAGATAGAACGTTAAAACACGATATTCAATACACAGATGGTAAAGAATCCTACGATAGAGTAATGCAGTGGTTGCCTACTATGTTTAAGTACAATGGACAGGAAACACAACGTTATGGACTCATTGCACAGGACTTAGAGAAGATAGATCCTCAGTACGTTGTTACAGTTCAAGGTGCACCAATTTTTGAAATGGTTGATGAACTTGATGAAGAAACAGGAGAAACAAAAACAGTAAGTAAACAAACTGATAAAAATAATCCTGATACTTTGGCACTTGATAATAACGTAGTACTCGTAGATTTGGCATGTGCGTTTAAGTACTTAGCATCTGAAATTGATCAACTTAAGCAAATGATGAATAAATAAATACAAACGGGGTGACGGATTACCCCAATAACATATATAAGGATATATAAATATGGCTATGGATATTTTTAGTGGTGCTAATTTAAAAGTTGAAATTGGTACTGCTGGCACAACAGTTGCTACGGACTTTGTTGAAGTACCGGAAGTTAACACATTCACCACTTCTGGACTTGAAAGTGCAGTAATTACTGTTAAAACATTTAACACTGCATATGATCGAAAACTATTAGGTACTAAATCTATTCCCGATATCAGCCTTGCGGTGAACTATCTAGCGGATAATGAAGTACATAAAAAATTAGAACAGTTGGCTGAATCTCAAAAGCGTTGTCAGATTCGTTTAAGTTACTTTGAAGATGCAACACATACTACCGGCTTTTATGTCGTGTACCAATGCTTCATTAGTACAACTACTCTTGGTGGTGATAAAGATGAAGTACTCAGCAAGACGTTCACATTAGCAGTAGATGGTGGTTCATTGGCTTCTGGCATTCTTCCAGTAGCACAATAATAAATAAAGGGAAGGTAAATTAATTACTTTCCCTTTTTTATTATGGAGAAATCAATGAACTTAGAAAATCTAAAAAAGAAATTACAACCGAAACACGTACCTTTTGAAATTGAAGGTGAAAAAATTTACATTCATCGTCCAAATATTAATGATATCTCTAAGTGTAAGGATGTATCAAGTACATTAATATATTGCGTGAAAGATGAAAATGGTGATCCAATATTTGCAATTGAAGATATTGAAAATCGTATTAACGTTAATATGATGGATAGTACAATTCTCAATAAGATTAATGAAGCCATTTTAAAACTTTTTAATGATGCCGATCCTGTTGAGGAAGTCGAAAAAAAGTAAGAACTGATAGTCACCTACGATACTTCTGTAAAATGGTTAATAAACGTGGATTATCCCCTGATGAGTACTTTAAATTAGACCCTGAAGTACTCAATATGCTAATGGTCTATGATGCATATATTGAACCGTCCGGTACGTATATAGATATGATGTATCATGCACATTCGTTATACAACAATACTATTAATAATCCCAATATTACCTCTGATGCACGTAAATCATTTAAAGTAAGTGATTTTGATTTTCTTGGAGTACTTGATTCCGACTCTACAACTAAAGAACGTATTGAGAAGTATGAGAAGAAGAAGAAAGAAAATAATTCTAATAGTATATCTGCAATTGGTGAGGCTATTAAAAAACAAGTTTTAGGGAATAAAAACAATGTCAAATAATAATAAAATACGTGTAGATATAGATGGAGATTCCAGTGGCTTACAGAGAGCGATACGGCAATCTAGTCAATCATTAAGTACTTTTGGAAGTGAGGCAGAAGGTTTTGCAGGTAATTTTGCAAGTACTTTGTCAGGTGGTTTAGGAAAAGCAGGAACGGCAATGACGGGCTTTGCAGGTGCACTTTCAGTAGCGGCACTTTCAATAGCGGCAACCTTTGCGAAAGTGCAAGAATCCTCAGAAAAGGCATTTGAAGTTTTTCAGGCTGCCTCTCTTAGTCAAATGGGTATTGGTCAAATACAGCAGATAGCGAATATGTATGCATCCGTTGGCCTAACGATGGAAAACGTCGCTGACCAACAAAAAGATCTAAAAGATAAATTACAAGATGCACTCTTTAACAAGGGTGGTTCGATGTATACCGACGTGATACAACCGCTCAAATTGAATGTACTAGAACTACAAAAGATGGCAGCACAGGGTGATGATGTTTATGCGAAGATATACTTCTCTGCTAAACAAATGGGTTATAACAGTCAAGAATTAGTAAACATGTTTGAGACTAT